TATAAATATAAAGTATATGAGTAAAGAAAAATTATGTGATAAAAAAATGTCATTTGATGAATGTGAATTGGCAATACTCAGAATGGCAGTTGATAAAGCAGAAGAAAAGGTTGGAAAAAATGTAGTGAATTCTCCCGAAATAAAAAAAATCATTTCTATTTTAGAAAATTTTTTACGAAAAAAATCATTAATTTGTTATGGAGGAACTGCTTTAAATAATATAATGCCAAAACAAGACCAATTTTATAATAAGGATATTGAAATTCCTGATTACGATTTCTTTAGCACAAATGCGTTAAATGACGCAAAAGAATTATGTGATAATTATTTGAAAGAAGGATTTATTGAAGTTGAAGGTAAACCTGGAATACATCATGGAACATTTAAGGTTTTTGTTAATTTTATACCAATTGCTGATATTACTTTTTTACATAAAGATATTTTTAAAGAAATTAAAAAAGAAGCAATTAAAGTCGATGGTATTTTATATGCTCCTCCAAATTTTTTAAGAATGTCAATGTTTCTTGAATTATCTAGACCTGAAGGTGATACATCTAGGTTTGAAAAAGTATTAAAACGATTAAATCTTTTAAATAAAAATTATCCTCTTAAATCAGAACATTGTGAACAAGCGGAATTTCAACGTGATATGGTTGGAGACTTAAAAAATAAAGATGATGTAATTTTTGATAATGTTAGGTCAAGTTTAATAAATCAAGGTGTTATTTTTTTTGGTGGATATGCTATAAGTTTATATTCAAAATATATGCCCAATAATTTTAAAAAAAAACTTAAAAAATATCCCGATTTTGATGTTTTATCTGAAGAACCATTGAGAGTTGCTGAAAATATAAAAGAAAGATTACATGACATAGGTATCAAAAATGTTAAAATTATTAAAAGAAACGCCATTGGAGAGATAATAGCAGCTCATTATGAAATAAAAATTAAAAATAATACAATCGCCTTTATTTATGAACCCATTGCGTGTCATAGTTATAATGAAATAAAAATTCAAGGAGATGTCGTTAAAATCGCGACAATAGATACAATTTTAAGTTTTTATTTAGCATTTTTATATGCTTCTCGCGAGTATTATGATAATAACCGCATTCTTTGTATGGCTCAATATCTATTTACAGTTCAACAAGAAAATCGGTTAAAACAAAAAGGACTTTTAAAAAGATTTAGTATACATTGTTATGGACATCAACAAACCATTGAAGAATTACGAGCAGAAAAGGCTAAAAAATTCGCAGAATTAAAAGATAAAAAAGGAACTCCTGAATATGATGAATATTTTTTAAGATATAGACCAGGAGATAAAAAGATAAAAAATGATGTAAATGATGTAAATGATGTAAATAATAAAAATTTAAATAATAAATATAAAAGAAATACAAAAAAATATAGAAATAATAATAATAATAATAATAAATATAAAAAAACTTTTAGAAAAAATAATTATTTACAAGAATTACTTAAAAAAAGAAAAACAAAAAAAAATCATATATTTTTTTGAACATATAAATTGATTAATTCTTTTGGTTTAAAAATATAAATTTTGATAAAATACAAATATATGTATAAAAAATATATAAAAAAACTTATAAAAAATATACCAATAGATACTTGTGAAAATTATCAATGTATAGATTTAATTTTAGATGGAGGTTCATTTAATGGAAGTTATTTAATTGGAGCATTATATTTTTTAAAAGAAATGGAGAGAAAAAGTATTTTAAAAATAGATAAAATTTCAGGAGTAAGTATTGGTTCTCTATCTGCTTTTTTATATCATATTGATGCTTTGCACATTATTGATGAAATATATAAAAAAGGAGTATATAAATTAAAAAAACACACAAATTTTAATATATTTGATATATTTGATGATATATTCAATAAAATTAAACCATTAATTAAAGATGATATTTGTGAAACAATGANAAATCGTATTTATATTACTTATTACAATNNAAATACNTGTAAAAAGATTGTTAAATCTAAATTCAAAAACATTGATGATATATTTGAAACAATTAAACGTTCTTGTTTTATTCCATATGTAATTGATGGAAATATAACATGGAGAGATAAATATATTGATGGAATTAATCCATATATATTTAAACAAACTGTCAATAAAAGAATTTTACATATTAATTTAATCGGTTATGATAAAATATTTAATACGCTTTCNATTAAAAATGAAAAATCAAATACACATAGAATTTTACATGGTCTATTAGATATTCATCTATTTTTTATTAAAAAACAAAATACAATCATGTGTAGATATATTGAAAACGGAGATTTATATTATAATTTATTAAATATGATTAGATGTATATTTGAATTATATATTATTTATTCCGTTTATTTTTATATTATACTTAAAAAATGGATAAATAGTCATAAAGAAATTAATGAAATTATTAATACCACAATTTTTAAAAATTGTTTACATATTCTTTCCAATTTTCATTCTAAAATAATTAAATATATTTTTTTTCAATTGTGATTAATTACCATAAACTAAAATTTTTATATTATTAATAATATAAAAATTGATTTAAAAATATTTTATTCATTTTTATAATATCTGAACCAATGAATTATAAATGCGAAACATGTGAAAAACTTTTTACTGAAAAAGGTAAATATACTAGACATATAAATACAACATTATGTAAAGACGGAAATAATATAGTTAAAAAATATGTAAAAAAAATAATTGAAGAAAAAGTTCAACCAATAAAAGAAAAAGAAGATAAGATAATTGTTTCAAAACCCATTTTAAAATGGGTTGGTGGAAAAACTCAAATATTGGATAAATTAATTAATAAAAATTTTCCAAAAGAAATAAATAATTATCATGAAATATTTTTAGGTGGTGGAAGTGTTTTATTAGCATTACTATCTTATATAAAACAAGGAATTATTAAAATAAATGGAAATGTATATGCGTATGATTTGAATGAATCGTTGATTTATTTATACAAAAATATACAAACACATCATAATGAATTATATGATAATATACAAAAATTAATTAAAGATTATTATGAATGTCCTGATATTAAAGAAACTGGAACAGGGACAAAAGAAGTAAATGAAATTGTTAATGATGTTAATAAAATAAAAAAGGAAGATAAGAAGAAAAGGAAAATTTTAATAACACCTAAAAATTTAGTGGAAGCAAAAGTTTCCAGAGAATATTATTATTATTGGATTAGGTCTGAATATAATAGATTATCTTTAATGGATAAAAAAGAAATAGATGTTTCAGCTATGTTTGTATTTTTAAATAAAACTTGTTTTCGTGGGGTTTTTAGAGTTGGTCCAAATGGATTTAATGTCCCATACGGACATTATGATTATCCTGAAATAATAAATAAAGAATATTTGGATGAAATACACGAGTTAATTCAAAATGTCATATTTGAATGCTGTGATTTTACAAAATCATTATCTATTATTGAAAATAATGATTATGTATATTTGGATCCACCTTATAATAAAGAAGTTGATACATCTTTTGTTGGTTATACTGAAAATGGGTTTGGAATTGAAACACATACAAATTTATTTGATTTATGCAATGAATTAAATGATAAAAAAATTAAATTTATGATGAGTAATTCAAATACAGAATTAGTAAAACAACATTTTCCAGAAGAAAAAAATTATAATATTGAAATTATAACAGCAAAAAGAAGTATTAATAGTAAAAATCCAGGTTCAAAAACAACAGAAGTAATTATAAGAAATTATGAAGAAGATAAATAAATTTATTATTTATTATTTATTAATCCATAAATCTAAATTTGTAAAATAATTTTCATCATCACCAAATAAAACTGGAATATTAAATTTATTTAATATTGTTTGTAATGCTGTATATTTTTTATTACCATTTTCCGAAAATAACTTTTGTAAATATAAACTAACACACAAAGCATATTCTACTTCATAACCAGAACCCAATACTATTTCATATTCCATCTTTAATGCTAGAGATGCCCATAATTTAGTTTCACAAGATCCTGAAACATTTTGTTCCTTTTTTTCTAAAATTTTTATAACTTTTCTACCCGATTTATATTCAATAATATATGCTTCATCAGGACATCTAAATAAATCTATATTATATTTATCTTTCAATAGATTTTTTAATCCATGTTGTGATACAAAAATAATGGTTTTATCTTCAAATGTTTTTGTTATATATTGTTCGCGTTTATATCCATTTTCTAATAATCTTGGCAAATTATTTGTTTTTTCTTCAAATTTTTTACCATATAAATTTGTATTGGCACCTCCTGCTCCAGTTCCTTTATTTATAATAATAATTGGTGATTGAAAAACAGTTGGATTGTCACATTCCTCAATTATTAGTTTTTCAATTATTTTTGGTTTTTTTATTTTTAATTTTTTAGATTGTTTACTGATAACAATATCATCATCATTAATAATAGTATTTTCAAGTTGAACTTCCATTTCT